GGTAAAATAAATCTTTGATTTGGATTACGAGTTGTATAAGTAAAATTAGAAGTTAATAATGTTCCCTCATAGACTGGAACATCATTGAAAGTTGCAACGTTATCAAAAACAGGGACCGTAATATCTTCTAAAATTGAGAAGACAAATGATTGATTACCAAATGTTCCAGAAGTGCTTGCTACAGGACCTTTTTTAAGGGTTAATGATACTGGAGGATTTGGAAATGCTACAGGATCAGAACAATCTACGAAAAAACTTACCGTCGCTCTTGCTGCTTTTTTTGATCTTGGTACATATCCAATATTCCTTGCCAGTGCAACAACATTTTCTCTTAATGTTGCACTATCAATGAACACTTCATTTGCAACCATATTTGCATTATATGAAGTGATATAGGTATTGTATGCCAGAACATCAAGAATTGTTGAAAGGTTAGACCCTTCAAAGTCATAATCAGTGAAATTTGAGTTTGACTTAAGATAATCCCTAAGTGTGGTTTTAATCTGGTCGAAATCCAGATTTGTAAAGTTTACTAGTGGCATTTACCTTGTAGGTTGCAATACAAATTGTAATTGTTGAGCAGGAACATCTGCTCCAATAATGTTATAAACGATATTCGCATCAAAAGAATTGTTATCGTAGTCTGGATAAACATCAACACTGACTAATTGAACTCTTGGTTCATAGTTGCGAATTGAATTGCGAATTTCGTCAGCAATTGTTGATGCGGAAATCTCATCAACGTTTTCAAACAAGCTCTGAGAGATTCTAGAACCAAAGTTTTCATTAAAAAACTTCTCTCCAGGCACAGTAAACACAATATTACGAATAGAACGAGAGATTGCAGTTTCATTTTTAAGGGCAATCAGGTCACTATTCAGGGGATTAACCTGAAATGACATACTAATATCTTTAAAACCCTGACTTACCCTTTCTAGAGGCATTAGATATGATGATTCTGTCTTATTTATTATGAATTTTTGGATTCATAAATGGGTTCTGTACCATATTCCCAATCATCATAATCCTCATCATTGCGAATTTTTGAATGAATTTCACTTTGATGGTAAAAATCGTGTTTTTTTGGTGTTAGGTCATCATTTGCGATCTCACGAAGCATTTTTTGCTTCTCTATTTTCTCCTCCCAACCATATTCACTTGATAAAAACTGAGTTCCCCACTCATTTTTCATAAAATTTTCGTCTTTATCGACTTGTTTGGTCATTGTTTTGCTCCTGATCTGTTAAATCAGAACTTTTTACGGGGTTGCTATCCCGAGTATTGATGTAAAAACCTTTTCTTAGGTAATCTTCATCAGCAACAAAGGTATAATTATCTATTTTTTCTATTTTATCGTCTTTCCACACTGGAATTGCAACCGAATTTCCATAGCGAAAGTCTGGATTTCTTCTAAAATGCACTTCTATGAGTTTATTTCCAATGAATTCACAGTTAATCCATTCATAGCTACCCACCAAAGAGTCTAAAATGGAAGGAAACTGAACTTCTGTGTCAATTTTAGACCATTTTTTCCATTTATACAATGAACTATCAGAATCTCTTTCGCCTAAAACTACAAGATCTGACTTTTTATTTCTAAAATCAACACTAATATGATCTCCTTTAAAGATCTCACACCAAAACTCAGCAGGATGTAAGTGATCTGTGTGTTGATCTATCCATTCTATACGAGAAAATCGTCCCATACCAAGTAAATTAATACTTGGTCGGACGATATAATAGTCGGAAACTGGTACAGAAGTGCCTACAGGACCACACAGATGCCCCAGAGAGCGTGATAAAAACAACTTGTTATAGACCCATAAGTCCTTTACGTGAATTGAATTCCATTCATCTATTGGGTCCGTATAGTACATAGATGATTTCGATGAAGAGTGTAATTCTTCTGAATGCGAATATCGGAATTTTTAAAAGTCCAACATTCTCCATTACTATCTAGAAAGACTACCCATTCAAGATCGTGTTCCTGAGAACGATCGATCATAAAAAAAGCCCAACCATTACCTTTGGGAGTAATGACTGGGATTTGAGGATTCAATTGAATCACTTACCTTGACCTCTATAACGTTTCTTTTTACCATTACGAGAGGTCGCACTTAGTAATGTACGAGCCGAGCGACCTTGACGAGTTTTCTTTGGTGCGCCAGGTTCAAAAATAGTCTTATTCGATCCACCGCTTTTAGCCATAAATTTCCTCCAGTTCTAAATCATTTGGATTAATATCTTCACCCGAGTAAAAACTCTCAGAGAAGTCTTGAAGAATCTCACTACATTCTTCTGCAGTGAGATTCATATAAATTTTACGTCCTTTATAGAGTACGTTATATTTCATCAGATAATGCGAGTTTTTTCATGCCCCACTCTGATACGAGGATCGCACCAGATCTCAAATCCTGCATCCTTTGCATCCAGACAGAATGAAACATCTTCACCGCACATATCCTGTACATTGCCAGATTCAAAGACTTGCATCTTTGGAGCAAACCAAGGATACTCCAGATTTTCAAAGACACCTTTTTTGATCAGTACCCAACCAAAACCAGTGTAATCAACTGTGAAAGGCTTTCTACGCTTCTGAATAGAATCAACGGTTTCGTGATTCATTACTCCACCATTCTTGCGGAAGTCATCTTCTTCCAACCAGTGTGCGACAGAAGTTGTGTGACCATCTTCAGTAGCATACCACCCAGCAGTGATTTCACGCTCTGTGCCATCTTCTGAGAGTGAGAGATCACAGAGTTGCCAGAACTTGTTTGTATCAAAGACAATATCCGAGTCAATCCAAAGTTGATAATCATACTGTAGTTTACCATCCCAAGGAATTTGCTTCGGTCCACGGAGAACATTTGCGCCTAAACATTTGCAACGTGCAAAGTTCACCATCGATGAATAATCTTGAGAGATCTGAATACTCATACCATTCTGTACCATATCAAAGCACAGTTGTACAAAGTTCTTCAGAAAGATAAAAGAGCATCCACGTCCAGGTAGACAGAATACAATACTCTTTCCACGCATTCTTGCTTTAATTGCATCAATATCCCAATCTTCTTTTTGAGTTGTTGGTGCAGTTGCTTTAACAGTAAATCCTTTTGCCATAAGAGAAATAAACCTTCAATTTCAATTTTATCAGTCTATATATGCTTTTGTCAATTAATATGAGGGGCTTCCGATTGGATCATATGTCTTGTCCCCACCACCACCTCCATAACCTACAGAGAGTTCAATAAAGTTCAAATCATCAGAAGTATAATCAGTCTTCATAACTCCAACCATTCTATGTAAAGTATTCCAAGTATTATGAAATTCTTCTTCTTTTAATGAATGGAATAAACACCGATCCTTTGCATAGATGTGATATACCTTTTCTACTGCGGTCATAAAAATATCTCCGGAATTTTTTCTTTCAGTTTTATTTTGACACTGCATTATATATGAGCACTATACAAAATCCCAGTGCGACAAAAAAGGGGCGTGGATAACGTATCATCCAGCCCGCTAATACAACCTTCCAGAAGTTCCAATAGGGCGACCTCCGATAATATCTGCGGGGGTTTCGAAGACTAATCATACTTCCGGAAATTTTTTAAAGAGAGATAAATCGAGGTCGGTGTACGGAGTTGTTATAGATTAGGGTAGTTGGGCGTTTTTATATACGCAACGCCGCCGCAACGATATAAACAACGGCATCAAAACACTGCCGCACCACTGATATCACCAATCATAACATAAAGGGGCACCAGTGTCAACCAGTGCCCCCACAGTTAGTATCAATCAGAACTGAATCTCACCCTCCTCAGTATCACTTACTGCATCCTCTGCAAGTGTATCAAGGATCTGCAGAATTTCGCTGCCAGTGTTACCTTGTGCCAGCAGAGAAAGCATCACGGACTTAGACATAATAACGAAGAAAAGTGTTAGAAACTGTGTGTTGAGTGAGTGTCTTTATAAGGGCACATCTCATTCCCTTGAGTGTTACTTAGAAGTCGAACACGTCACTGTTAATTTGGATGACATTTACCTTGGGGTCATTATAACGAACCCCATCACCAGTTACTGCATCTGAACCAAGGCAATCACAGAAGGTTTCATAATCACCACACTCTTGAGCAAGGTGATACAAACCCTCACTATTGTTAATCCACAGTGCAACATTCCAGGTCTCATAATTCTCCCAACCGTTATACTCAATGGAGAGGACATTGCGTTGGAAAGTGGTAGTCATTGTGTGGTGGTTGTTCTTACACTACTGATACACTTTCAGGGGCCCAATAATACTCACTCAGCGTCCCAGGGCATCACCAACGGTCAGGACAGCTGAGATCTTCGACATAAGCTTCGACACGCTCAGCTGGTTCCAACTTGAATACCTTCTCCCAGTCAAGCTGATGAGGGTCGAAGTCTTCAAATACTTCAAGCTCCAGAGTGACCCTATAACGCTGCTTCTGTGCTTTCTGATAGGCAACCGACATAAGTGTGCTCCGTTGGTGTTCTTTGAGTACTATAAGATACCTGAGGATTATTGTCAACGTCCTGGGGAGTATTTATGAGCAGGGTGTGGATTTTTGTGAGGGATCTGTGGGGATTTGGAAACGCGGGGGGTCTTGACATTTGGGCGCGGGTGTGATAGCTTGACGCCAAAGATCACAAGGTCTAGAAGGATTTTAATGGTCATAAGTATCACCCCTCAATGACACTTATCAGACACAATCATCAGACTTTATTCTCAATAATACCCCTAATTGATTCTCAATAAGTATAATTTATTGAGAATGATTTAATCTTCTTGGCTATAATTAAAAAAGGCTTTTTTAATCGTTTTTATTGTTTTTTCACCTTATTTTGACAAAAAAGCATAAAAAAAGACCCTTTAGATAGGGTCTCTGTGTTATACTCTATCAGGTACAATTCAATCGTTTTCAGAGTGAAGAATGTCGATCATTTGTTGATAGTAGGCATCTGCTTGAACAACAACATTGTGCGACTCAGTTGCATCATCAATCTCGTATTGAGTCATCTCTAGAGAATGAATCACCTGACTAAGTAACTCTTGAAGTTGCTCTACTTTGTTAGTCTCAGTCATCATCATTTCAGGAGTTTTGCATCACATCAGTCTCCATTTCATAGACAGTTTGTTCATTCCACATTTCATCAATCATTGCACCATCAAGAGTGTAAAGTTCAGAAACCCAGTAATCATAAACCTGTTCATTTAGAATGGAAAGATTAGCAAATGCTTGAGAGATTGCACCGTTGATTTCTACTTGAGTCATTGGAGGAAAGTGTAAAGAATGTGAGAAAGATCAGTTCAGTTTGATACCATTACCGAAGGGGATTTCTCCTTCCTTTGTTGATACGAACCATTGGAAGTTTTTCTGATAAACAGACTCACCATTTCCGTGTGCTGAGAGAATAGCATTGAGACGTGATTTAGTCGTGTTTGATTGATAACCTCCATCAAACAATTCCAACCAAGTATCACCAACCATAGCAATCAGATTAGAATACAGATAGACAAAAGACACACCTTCGATGTTAATGACTTGAGTATTGTCTTTCTTCCAATCAGTTTCAGTGCTGATTGCTTTGTTCATTTGTGATTCGATGACTCGCATTTGTTTGAGATGAGTGGTGATACTACTGGTACACTTTCAGGGGCCCAGTTACTATCAGTCTTCAATCAGATCAGGATAACATTCTTCAACTTCAGAGATTAACTCCTCATCAGTATAACTGGTGAGATTTTCTTCCATCTGATCACCAACAATACGGAGCAGATCTTTGGTGCTCATGTTATCAAGCAAACGATCAATGTATGCTTCAATCAGTTGTTGGCGATCAAAAGTGTCAGACATTTGTGTAAATTAAGAAAAGTTGAGTGGTGATACTACTGGTACACTTTCAAGGGCCCAGTTTCAGTGAGCAAAGACACCCAGAAGGTTAAACTGTGCAGGGATTTGCTTCTCTGCGATACGCTTACCATCAATCTGGAAAGTATAACGCAACTGACCTTTTACAGTCTTGGAGACTTTACAAGTCAGGCACACTTCTCCATTGCGATTACCCTGAAGATCATACGTTGCGAAGTAGTGATTACAAACCCCATCAAGTCGGTAATCAACAACTCCATTGCGTTGTTGATAATTCTCAAGCGCCAGTTGCTCGCTGAGTTTAATGGAATCGAAGAGGTCAGTGATGTTCATACTACTAGGACACTTTCAGGGGCCCAGTTTAATCATCAATCTTACAAAACTCCATCAGAAAGTAATCAACACTGACATTAAGTTTCATTGCTTCAATGACAACATCCAGGTAGATTTCTTCAGGGAGAATGTGATAATCAGTTTCAATCACGGTCGGAAATGACACACGTTTGAGTGGGAGTGTGAGTAATCAAACCAGCACGAACTTGAGCGCGATACTGTTCTTCTGCTTCTAGACGTTTGGTATAAGAAGCAAGTGCAAGTTGAACAACAGGATCATTCTTTGCAGTGTCGTTAAGTATAAACATTGAATCAGTCATTGGTAACACTTTCCAGCAGATCATTGAGAAACTCAGTATCATAAACCTCTGCAATCTCTTGCTTTAGTTCATCCTCACTCAGACCATCCAAATTATCACAAATGGTGTCGATTGCAAATGCACACAAATCGCGCACATCCATACTATCAACAATCTGTTCAGCATAGAGTTGAATCAGTTGCGAAAGTTGGTCAGAGGAAAGTGACATTTTGTTTGTTTCAGTGAGTGTTAAGAATGTGAACAAAATCAAGACCAAAGACACACCAACCAGTGTAATCTGTGACTTCTTCAACCAGGCAATTTGCAATGTCTTCATCATCATCGTCATCATCAACTTCCACCTCAAAGACATTACCAACGACAGAATTGATGACCTCTTGTTGTTCTTCTACAGTGAAATCTTCATCATCAAAATCAAATGAAACTTCAGTAACTTGGAGTGTTAATGTTTTCATCATTCAGCAACGACAGAGTAACAAGCAACAGACGAAGGAATGCCAGCAAGTGCTAACGAACCGTTGCGATCATCAGCATAATCTTGTGCCTCATCTTCAGAGTAGAAAGGTCCAATGTACTCAGGAGAATTGAGTGCATCGGAGACGAAACGGACGGTGAAGGTTTTGCTCATACTACTGGTACAGTTTCAGGGGCCCAATAACTATCAGAGACCGTTGAGAAAGTCAGCAATCGCATCATCATACTCCTTTTGAGTATCATAAACACGACCGTGAATGTGAAGAGGGAAAGTCTTTTTAAGACCAGCAGCTGCTACCATTCGGCAATCTGCTTCATCATAGCCCATCTCGATGAGGTTCTGAACGTAGGGATTGTTGTTTGTCATACTACTGGTACACTTTCAAGGGCCCAATTATTATCGGAAACTGACATTGACAGCAACAACCTTTGCAGTAGGATTGCGAGCGAGTGCAGTTTCGCGTGCATCTTTTGGTGAGTTTGCTTGTACTTCTTCCTTGAAGACTTTGCCACCAACGTAGAGATCAACGATGTATTTCATAGGAGTTTCAGATAGAAGGTTCGACAGAGATTTCTTTGATGTTTAATCCACAGAGTTGATTGTAGACACGATTCAGTATCAGTTTATCCGCAGTCTTTGCCTTGGATTTCTCATACCAAATCGTGACACATCCATCGTAAGATTCAACACGAACGCGATAGTTTTTCATTACAATTCAAGCAGGAAGAATGGAGAATGAAGCACAGAACTTACGAACCCATTGGAGAGTTTCGTGATACGATGTGCGAGGATTGGACATTACCATTGACACATCTTTGCGAGGATTGTATGCAACAGCAACGTATTTGTTGCCACATTCTGCATCACCAATTTGTTGAATCCACATTTGATTCACATTCCCATCTTGCCAATCCCAGCGGGAGACAGTATAGGAGAAGACTTCGGAAACGATGTTGTTGTTCATACTACTGGTACACTTTCAGGGGCCCAGTTTCAATCAGCATCACCACGTTCCTCTTTGGATGTGAATCTTTTTGATCTCAGTGTAAAGAAACTGACGAAGTTTAGGTTCGGTAGTGTTATCAAAAGCATAATAAAGACGACTCAGGTATTCATCTTGTGTTGCACCTATGTTACCATCACCACCAAGATCATTGAGTGATGAACCTGCTTTAGCTTTGGGTTTGCCAAAGTTACCAGTTACATTACCTGATGTTCTCAGTTTAGGACGAATCTTTGAGAGGTTAGAGTAAGTCATCGTGCAATAATGTCCAGTGATTCCAACAGCATCATAGAAAGTTCCATCTGGTTTTCATCATCAATCACAGGAATGTTTGCATCAACAAACTCACTTGCAAGTTGAGCAAAAAGTTCAGTCGTTCGCTCATCTGCAAATACAAAGGTCGCAAAATCGCTCTTGAAACCATCACGAAGCAGACGAAGAGAACGTGTTACTGTCAGGTCTTTAATTTCTTGTTGATAGTCAACCATTTGAGGAAGTTGTTGTGTTTGGAGATACATCAGCGAAGGTAAAGATAGCCACCAGCCCAATCAGCATTTTCAAGCAACCATTCACGTTGCTCGATGATTCGCAGGTCGAATCTTACACCTTTGGCAGGAGACTTAAACGATGCACTTTTATAAACTTCACCAGTCTTTTTATCAACGAAAGCGTGAACCGAACGAGAACCTGCAGCGTTCATCACAATTTTGTGATACTTTTTACCAGTCTCAGGATAGAAATCATAATCACAAATACCTTGCTTCAGTTTAGCAATCTGTGCATCGTGATACTCTACATCAGAGGTACGAAGTTGATGACTACGAATAGAATAATCAATGTAATTCTGTCGCAGTGCTTCACACAGAGCGTAAGTATGTCCTAGGACAACATTAGCAATGTTGTTTTGAGCTTCTTGCTGTGCAGAATAATCGGAGAGAGTGATCGTCATTTGTTGAGTGCTCATACTATAGGGACACTTTCAAGGGCCCAATTACCAACTCCTGGCAAGATTGAAGTTGGCATAAGAGAAACATTCACGATTCACCAACTTGAACATACCAAACTCATTGGTCATAACGTATCCTTCAGAATCAATCCTGTTGTATCCGATGTAAGCAGCAGGACCATCATTGCGGCAGAGAAATAAACAATCATCTTTGATAGACTTCACCAACGACCACAGACGAATCAGGTTAGGATCACAATCAAAGTCATTCACGTTCTCTACACTAATCTGCTCACCAGCACGAATGTAAGCATTAAGTTGCTTCTTAATCTGCTCTGCTTTCTTGTTAGAAACAAACTCACACATTGTAGACATTTGACGGGCAAATGCACAGATTTCAGCAACATCCCCGAACGAATCTTGACCGTGCTGAATGTATGCTTGAGGTTTCACATACTTAACGCGAGCAGTATCAACCCACAGATAAAAGTCAGGTTGTGCTACAGCATCACGCAAATCTTTCTTTGCAGTGTAACAAGTATGAGGTGCAATGATGATGTTTTGCTCTACAATCTCAGGAAACTGATAAGTGATAGTATTTGGGGTGTATTCACAATCTCCACCGAAACCGATAAAGTCTGCTTGCACAATACCAGCAATGGCAGGCAGATTGTCAAAACAAGCGTGAAGAATCTCTGCTACATTTCCAGTGTGGTTAGCATCAATGTCCTCGTGCGATTCATTGATCTTGATTTTTACTTTGTTGAACACACTTTTAGTGCCCACAAAGAACTTACCAGTTGCAGGATTCGTGCCCCAAACAATAGCAGGAGCACCATCAATCTTAACACTGAGAGTGCCAGGATTCACGAACCAATCTAATACAGACAGATCACCCGTCAGGATAGAATCTTCGGGATGTTCGAGGTGAGTGTTCTTCATACTACTGATACACTTTCAAGGGCCCAGTTTTAATAAACTGCAATTAACTCCTCTGCCTTCTTTCTACTCCCACCTTTTGCCGCGATTGTTCTAGTTACTTGAATGGGATAGATAATAGCATTTTTGTAGAGTTCTTGTGTAACTGGAGTATTATGATTGGAAACAATCACTTTGATACCTTTAGAAGCAAGAGATTCAGCAAGTCGTGCTAATTGAACTTGTTGGTCGTGAGTAAAACCATCGGTTGCATAACTTGTGAAGTTTGCTGTATCAGAAGCAGGAACATATGGTGGGTCAAAATAAACAACATCTCCTGCCTCCAAGTCTTCATATAAAGATGAATCTTCAAATGAAAGTGATGTAAATCTCACCAGTTGTTTGGTGAGAAAATACATTCTAAAGTTCATCATTTCTTGAGATGGGCAGGTTGGTTTATCATACTTACCAAAAGGAACATTAAACTCCCCCTTCTTGTTGTATCTTGATAAACCATTAAAACAGTGACGGTTAAGATACACAAACAGTCGTGCTCTTTCTTTAGTATCTGTTACTTGATTAAAGTATTCACGCAGTTCCAAATATGCTTTTTTAGTATTATTCTCTGCTGTAAAGAGTTCTTCACAGTATTTGATAAAACTATCATCAGTTGGATTCACCAAATTCTGGTAGATTGCAACCAAATCTTTATTCACATCATTGAGAACATATTGCTCTGCTGGAGTATTCAATGCTACAGCAAGACTACCACCAAACGGTTCACAATACCGTTTTGGGTAACCAATGTGAGGTGCAAGATGTGACAGAACTCGTGTTTTGTTTCCTGCCCACTTTAGGAAAGTTTTATTCATTGATGAGATACTCTTTCACAAACTGGTTATGGTTAATTATACGAACATCTGGATAGATTTTCTTCATTTTATCACGAAACGTGTCAGAAAGATAGTAATCTTTCCACTTCCAAGCTTTATCTGGACCTGCTAACACAATCGTGGCAAATTGATACCCGTGGTCATCAACGGCATCTTGTAATTTCATAAACTCAAAAGGTATTTTTTCCTCAGCAGTTCCTTGAACTTTTTGATACTTTAGACTGATGAGTTCTTTACCATTTAGAAGAATGTCAACATAATGCTTACCACCATTACGTTTCTCACCAACGTTCACTTGACGTTTGAAATCGTGAACACTAAATTGTTCTAAAAGATTTTCAATTTCCTTTTCGTATGATGTGCCAGTTGTTGTGTTTCTGGACATAATTTGTGTGGTGGATAAAAATTATGTTGGTTGACATTATTACAACACTTTCAAGGGCCCAGTTTCAGTCAACAGGCAACTTTGCTACACTCTTACCTTTCTTGTGGTCAGCAATAAACTTTCGCGCAGAACTTTCGGTTCTACACACCTTCAACTGTTGACCGTTGTGTATAATCATCAGTTGCCGCCCATAGGGTACAGCAGCGTACTCACCTTTGCCTATAATGAATCCCTCAATCATACCAGAAACCTCTTCTCATACTCAAGCAAATCAGATGGTGCAGGAATAACATTGTCATCATATTCTACAGCATTTTCCCACCTTGCGCCAGTCTTTTGATACAGTTTGATGTTGAGATGTTGGTACTTGAGATTAGTCGGAACGTGAACTTTATAGTCAATTCCATCATTCTCGGTCAGCATACTCAGCTGCCTATTCTCTTCCTTTGTGACTGTAATCGTGGAACAAGACAACCAGAATAGATTCTCAAATACATCATAATCAGACAGGTATTTGTCTGGATTATCCATAATCATCCGACCGATGAATTGTGGGGACAAACAGTGATCGTGAGTGCGTTCTTTTGAATTATTCTTTGCCTGCTCACTTATCAGGCCAAGATGATTCACCTGCCCACAATCAAACACACCAATGTAGTACAATCGTGTGATGGGTCGGAAGAAATCAGGGTCTCCCCAGTTGACTACATTTGCTGCCAGAGAGTTGAATGTAGTTTGGCAGTATGCTTTCCAGTTCTTGGGGTTCATTTTGAGAAAAATCGGTGATTTGGTTGCGATGGATGGGTTCTAGGTCAGTTGCAGCAGAATTGCAGAAAAATCAGGGTTTTAGTCTAGTGGCCACCTGATGTCTCATTGCGTCTCACCTGCGAACCACCGACACGGCAGGTTCGCCCTTCTGAAAGATAGTATCAACAACAGCTTGCACAGAGCGAGCAGTGGAGATGCCAACTTTATCATAGACTGGCACACAAACCAGACCAAACTTCTTGGATTCATCACCCAAACGAATCACACGTCCAATAGTCTGACTGATGCCAATGTAGTCCATATTCCGCATAAACAACACTGCCTCCAGTCCAGACACATTGATGCCTTCAGATAGGATGCTATGGTGAATCACAACAAATCGCTTGCTGTTATCCTTACCCCATGCATTGAGAGTATCAAAGAACTTCTCACGATCCACCTTCTTGCCATCAATAACTGCACCAGTCTTGGATGTAATCATCATCCACGAATAACCACGCTGTTGCAGTTGCGAACAGAAGTCAGATTCAGATACCAAACCAACAATTTGTTTGGTGGTGCGACCACAAATCAGAACCTTTTTGACGCTTTGGTCATCAATAGTCTCCAGCAGATTCTCAGCATCACGCTCATAAATCACCTGACGATCTTTGACCATAGGCAACTGCTTGACCACAACTTTAGGGGGCAGAATGTAACCACCGTCTACCAGTTCAGGTGCAGGAACCTGACAGATTACCTGACCATAAACCTCAGGCAGATTCATTCCAGGTTTGTTGATGGTGATGGAATGTTTCGGAGTAGCAGTGAAGAAGTACGCCCGACTTGCATTAGCAGCGAAGTGCTCAGTTGCAGGGAAGAAGTTACGCTTGACGCTATTGTGCGCTTCGTCGAAATAGATTGTATCTACATCAATCTCGGCATCAACAATACGTTGCAGTGAATTGTAGGTGGTGAAGATCAGTTGATGTTTGTATGCACGACGGGACCAGTTGTAAATCTCTGCGGGGTTGGTGGTGCTAATGTGATGCGTTTCACCACTGTGAACGTGCAGAACTGCAACAGTTTTGATGTGCTCCAGAAACTCACTAGAGAGTTGTTCTGCAAGCAAAATACGAGGAGCAACTACAACAACTGTTTGTGGAGTTTCTGACTGAAATAGACGCAGAGTATCATAGATCATCTTCAACGTTTTTCCTCCTCCAGTCGGGACGATCAGTTGACCTTTGTTGTGCTTTTGCATAGCAGCAACAGCACGATGTTGATGAGGACGAAGAGTAATCACTTGTTCAGAATGTTGTTAAGGTCGTCAATCACAGAGTTCATCGCAGCGCGAGAATAACCTGTCGCAAAAGGATAGGTTTTCTCGTAATTATCGCTATCGGATGAATCAACATTGTAGC